CACTTGCGGAGTGTTCGCCGCGTCGCTGATTTGTGCGATCTGCTCTGCCGTCGCAAGACTGTAACTGACCAGAACGCCAGCCATCTGCTGCACTGCTGCGTTGTCCGGATTCAAAGGCCGTCCAGCTTCAATCCAGTCAATGAACGAAACAGCTGCACCCCGTGGCGGATTGCTCAGTTGCGTATTGAGAGCAGCGATTTTCAACATGCCCCACATGCCATTCAGGCTGGCGATTTCCTGCACTCGATCTGCAGGCACCGGCTGCCTCACTGGTGCAGCAATTGCAGTGCATCGAGCCGCACAGGCTTCGTCGTTGCCCTGCTGAAAATAGGCAGCGGCTTGCGTGTCGCTGGCAATCAGTGTGAGTAGTTCAGTTGGTGTCATGGTGTCCTCAGAAGGTCTTTGAGCCGCCGTCGTGCCCCGGCAATCAATTCAATCGTATCATCGATTTGCCGCCGCTTGTAACTCACCACAGAGGCAGGGCTGGCAGGTGCACCGCTCACATTGACATACTCGCCGCCGGGGGCTGGTGCTGGCCAGGGCTGGACTGGTTTGTTGAGGCTCAGCACACAATCCCTCATTGCAATTGCACGTTCTTCCAGAATCGCGACTGCAGCATCCACACCGCGTCCCGCTTCCTGCAACGCGTCCCACTGTAGCGAGCACTGCGGAGGTATATCCGATCCCGGTCGCGGATCGTCCATGCTTGCCGCCGTCAAAACGGAATGGCTGCCCTCCGTCTGTGGTGTACTCGATAACTTCGCTTCCTGTGTCATGCGCCCTCTCGCCTCGCTGTACAAACTGAAGAAACTCCACTTGCCCCGCTGCAAAATTGGCGAACGCCGCCAGCTGCAACACGCCCGCACCAATCGCCGCACGGCCCACCCACCGATGCCAAGGCTGCTGCGCCATCTCCCAGGCCAAAGCCCCGATCAGCCACGCGCAGATGCCGACAGTAATCGCCAGTGCCGCTTGTGTCTCGATTGGTAGATTGATCATTGCTGAAAGACCGTCCACGAAAGAACAAAGCCGACCGCAATTATCACAATCGCCGCGGCTGAAGCGATTACCGGCCAAACTAAGGCCGGGCCGATGTATTTCAGGAGCTGCTCAACAGCATCACCAGACGCGCGAAAACGACTGTTACCGAGGTTGCCCTCGATCTCCGAATCTCTGTCGTTGTCTGGCGTGTCTGTCATTGTAGCAGGTCAGCAAACTGAATTGAAAAAGGTGCCTGGCTGGCCCCTGCAGGGTGTGGCGGTGGAGGCTCGCCGCCAGCCAGGCGGGCGAAGATTACCTCTCAGCAACCTCCCTTAGGAGACTGTCGAGTGATCCCTTCGCGTATCCTGTGCGGGTGATAGTCTTTCCAGCTGCATCTGTCCACCTGAAAGCCGGGACATACGATGAAAACCGCTGGTAGACGATCTCAACAGGAAGTTCACCGGCTGCCGCCACGTCAGCCCTGAAGACCTGGCATGGTCCGCACCACGTCTCACTGTGCACGTACAGCACGGGCTTAGTCTTTGCCGCCTGTTCTTTGGGTGGCTCTGGCTTTGCGGCTTCCAGCGCTGCCACTCGTGCTTCGAGTGACTCCAGCCGCTTGATCAATAACTGCAGGTCTGCAGACTCAGCAGGTGGTTTTTCATCGATCATCGGCAGTGCCAGCAGCGCCGCCATCGCCATTCCAATGTGCCATTTCATGCGAAATAACCCCCTCCCTGTGACTGTCGATCATAGTAACGCTCTTGAGCCCGATCTGGCATCAGCACGAAGCAACCGAACGGCTCACCGCGTCGGGCCAAAAGCTGCTCATAGCATCGCTGTGACATGTAGTAATACCCGTCACCGTGCGAATTCCACACGCAGAGATACCAACGCGATTGAACCTGCTCAGCCCAGATAATTTCGGTGGCGTGGCCACCGCCGCCGGTCGGTAGCGTGTCCATCAGTCGCCGCCCGTTTAGGTTGCTCCAGCGGACTGACCAGAATGTGCCGATGTGTCCCGTACCACCCGCAGCAACAGCCGCCAACATCCCCTCGAATGAAGGTAGTGGGCCATGTTCGGTTACGTGCGAAGGGGCGATCTCAACTCTACGCGCTGCCGCCTCAAACTGGCTGGCACTGCGATAGTATTGAGCGTAAGGCCAGTTCGATTCTGCAGCGACTCCAGGCTTAACCCCAAGCCTCGGAATGCCCTCGGTCAGCAGCCGAACACCGCTGTGCATCGATGTTCCACTGTCACGCCCGACGTATTGCGGCGACATGAGATATTCCGACGCGTTGTACGCGTAGGTCTCCGAGAGCACTGGCATAACTCGCCTGCCACTCACCACCCACGACATACATTCCAGGCAATTCGCAGTTGCGTTACCCTGGCAGTCGTTCCGCTGTTGTCGTTCAACCTGCATTACACTTAGCGGACTGTTTCGCGGGTCTTTTAAGATCCGCTCGTAATCCTCGAAGTCGCCCGCAGAGACTCGCACGGTCTGACTCTGCCCTGCCCAGGCTATTTCATCTGCGGTCGGTGTCAGCAGCTCACTTGGCATTTGTGGCGTACCTCCGAATGAACTGCGCGTGCCCCACTGCGGTCCATTTAATGCCGCCGAATGCTCCCTGTTCGGATAGCAGCAACGGAGTGAATGCCTGTTTTCGCGCCTCCGCGTTCGCGGTCGCGAACCAATCCGCCGCGGCGTTTTCACTGGTGACCAGCCCAGAATCGAGCCGGTCGGCCAGGTCTGCCTGGGCCTGTCGCCATGCCGCTTCATATTGACGAAAAGCCTGGGCGACAGCGTCTTGCGGTCGCTCAGGCTCCGGGGATGGATCTGAGCGCCCCACCACACGCAGGGCCACCCGTCGGACTTCAAGAGTTTCGGTCGCTGCTGCCGGAAGGACGATTAGTTCCACTTGCCCGGGGGCTGCAGCGGTGACAAGGTAGCCGTTCGCGCGGCTGATTTTTCGCCGCTCCAGCAATCCATTGCCGCCCGCGAATTTGCCTCGGATGACTGTCCCCTGCTGCTCCTGCTCGACCTCGACAACACCTGAGGGCGACGCGAGCACATGCAGTGGAAGGTCGCTTTCGATCAGGTAGATATCCTCGACTGAGAACGAGTCCACCCGCTCCGGCCGTACTGGTGGCGGTGGTGGTGGCACTGGCCGCGTCAGATCGGGAAAGACGATCGGGCCATCTTGCAACAGCAGCAGCAACAGCAGAAGCGTTTTCACGGCTTAGGCTCCTGCGGAGGCTACCAACAGCTCCGCAGCGGCTGCAGGCAGGCTGACCATTTGCGCGATACTGTGATCAGCCAGCCGCTCGATTGACGCATCGTCGATTTGATAACGTCCCAAGTCCGCGGGAATGCCGGACTGCTTCGCCCGCCGCTTCTCTTCCTGAATGCCGTCGCGGCAGCATTTTTTGATCCGCACACACAAGGCCTTGTGCTGCTTCGCCGAGGTCCGCGGGCTTGCGTGGTGCTGTGCTACTGACGGCTGAACGTCGCGATTACCGCGGAGTTCGCGGCACTGCTTCACCCACCCGAGAATTACCGGCAGAATGGTGGTAATCAACGTGATGATGGTCACAGGCTCAATTGCCACCACCTTGCCACTGTCGTTGATCGATGTCAGCCGTGCACCGCATTTGTTTGCGACTGCTTGCGCGTATTGTTTTGTGTTCATTTTCGCCCTCTCCACGTAATGAAAATCCGCAGCCACCACGGCCGCGGGAATGCTCTATGGTCGCCTCCGAGGTGGTGGTGGAGACGTTGGCAGTCCGGTGCGATCTGGTGGCTGGCACGGCTTGCCGGTCATCCGCCCCCATTTGTTCGGTAGCTCAGGGGGCTGCTCTGTGACGCTAGCGATGTACACGACACCGCCAACGGTTACCAGAACTGCCACCACCGGAATCAGCGCGATCAGGCATGTCATCGCCGCACCTCGCACCGCTTTGCTGCCTCTCGGGCTTCAGCCTCGACTCCTTCACAGATCCGCCGGAACTCAGCGTCTGACTCGGATTCGCTCGCGTCTGCGTCCGGCTTGCGTCGCGGCAGGTCCACCATACGGCACAGCAACTCAGCCAAGATGATCACGGCGCCGCCGATTCCGAGCAGAATCATCAGCCCGCCGATTGCCTGCGCCCACGTCATGCCTGCTGGTAAATCGCCCATTTTCGCCACCTCCGGGGGTTGTGATAGCAGGCGCGAGGCGGGATGTCAAGAGGAATCAGCACAACCGCCGCTGCCTGCGTCGCTCATTGGATGAAACGACTCGATGGACCGAATCAGAAACGCGCACACCGCCGCAATGTCTCCGGCTCTGGCGTTGCCCATCAGCCTTGCGTCGGGGTGCCACGCGTTCGCGCTTTGCAACATCTCCTGTGCTGTGCGGTAGATCGTGACGTAGTCGGGTAGGTCTTGTTTTTGTGTCATATCTGCCTCCACAAATTGCCTGCGCGCTTCGCTGCCTTTTCCCGCTCCTCTGCCTTCGGAGCGTTTCGGATTCGCCTTTGGCGTGTGGCTCGAATTCCAGTGACCGGCACCTCGGGAGCGGCCGGGTTGTCAGGTGAGACATTGCCCGGATTTCGGTGCTGCAGTATGTATCGACTTAGGGTAGCGAACCCTTCCCGCTGACCACAACCAACGACTTTTGGCACCTCCAAACAAAAACGGCCTCAGCTTTCGCCGGGCCGTTTTCGTGGAAATGCGACCAGCAAGCCGCAATTCATGCGAGCACCCGCGCAGGGCGGGTTCCTCCTGTTTTCAATTGGTTTGCTGGTCGCTGTCAGTTTTCCACGCTGACGGCGAAGGTATCGTACCCGCCTCCGCTCGGGTGTCAAGAAGAATCAGAACAACAGCCGCTGCCTCAGTCGATTCGCCGCGATCTCACAGTACTCCTCACTGATCTCGATTCCGACGGCTTTGCGGCCTTCGAGTTTGGCTGCCAACAGGGTCGTGCCGGATCCGGCGAATGGGTCGATGATGGTTTGGGCGTCAGTCCACTTCAAGCACCATCGCATTAGCGACAATGGCTTTTGTGTTGGGTGCATTTTGCTTTCCATTTCAGCATGCGCTTCACACTGAGCCAACCTGTAGACGCGAATTGGCTTATCCAGTGTTGTCCATGCCATTTCAGCTTGCCCTGTGCTCCATGTGTCCGGCTGTTTTTTGTCCCAAATCAGCCAACACCGCATTGGCGGGAGTGAGTAGTAATTGCCACCCCAAACAATAGCGTCATCCGCTATACTGACGGCAGAGGGTAGCGCATCACTTGTGCTCATATCCCAGGCCTTTGCGTCTGCCGCACTGAAAGCCCAGGAGCTTTTCACTCCGCCGCCTCCGCCGTTCCATTTATCCCCCAGCCCATACGGCGGATCAGTCAGCAGCAAATCAAACCGCCCCAGTTGCGGCAGGATTTCTCGGCAGTCGCCGTGATACAACACAACGCCGTCGGATTCGTGATATGGGGTCATTCCAAAAACCTCCGAACGATCTGCTCCACGGTGTCAGCCAGAAACGCCGCACGCCAACCGACGAAATCCGCCTCGCGATGCACGTCTGCAGGAGTCATTCTGTAGAGACGTTCCAAAGCATCGTGCAGGCGGATAAACTCCGCGGCTGCACGGGCAAGGATTGGTCGCTCATCCTCTGGTAGTGATGCGAGCAGTTCGCGGGTAAATTGGATTTGTTCGGGGGTCATCTTCTCACCTCATCATAAAGTGTAATCCGCCAGTCAAGCCAACACCCACGCTGTACGCCATATCGCAGGACTCTTAGCAGTCGCTCAACAGGCCGCTTGCCGGGCCGAAGTTTCCGCCAAACACCGTAGCCGTCGAGGCCTGAGGTAGTCAGCACTGTCACGCCGATTTTCGGGGGCTTTGAGGTCATTCGCTCGCCCTCCGTTTCGTGCCTGTTTCAGTAGGTGTCATGCCTCGATCAAAGTCCCCTTCATCCCACCCATCGAAGCAATCCTCGCGGTCTGATTTGCTCATTCGCGCCGCTGCCGCGTGGCACTCATCATGCCAGTGATGCGAGGATAGTCCCTGGCTGTCCACGTATCCGGGGACCGGACTGCCCCAAGTGCTGTCGAGCCTCCAGCCGTCTGGCATGACGTCGAATTGTGGCAGGCAGTCGCCCTCGTGGATTGTGACGCGGTTGATTGGTAGAATGGTCATTGGGTCGTGTTTCCTGTTTCAAGTCCTATTCGCAGGTTGGCGGCTTCGTTGTTGGGGCTCCGTACTTTCTCGCCAAATGCCTTTTCGTTGCTGTCTCAAACGTGAACAGCCTCACCAGCGATCCAAAGGTGAAGGCAAAAACGAACACTCCCATCACTACAGCGAAAACCACAGCGAGAGCCAACTCCAGCCTGCGGGTTGCAAAATCGACCGCCATGATCCAGAGAAAGAACGCAAACAGCAATTCCTGCACAGCCAGACCGGCAAACGCAATCACCAATGCCTTGCGGTAGATTTGCTGAGCCTCATCGCGATTGCGTGTGTTTTGTTGATTCTGATTCATGAGTGCCTCCTGTGGCCTTGTAGTAATTCACTGAGCTGATCCGCGCCGTGCGTTTGCCATACTGCCAATGTGCAGGCAGCCGGTCGCTATTCTGTCAAAACATAACGGTTTATTAATAGCGTCGCTCGCGTTGTCATCGTCATATTTTCGCTCACAGTCAGCCATTAGGCGGGAAAGCGATTTGCAATCCATTGGTGTCAACCCCGCCTGCTCCAGCATCTCAATCGTCTCACTGGGCTTCAGCCGCTTCAGGCCGTCAATATTGCGAGCGAGCCGCACCATCATGTCAATCGCCAACTCTGCCAAAAACATTGCCCGGTTGTAGTCATGCAAGACAACCGACGCCATTGTTGGTGGATCAGAGAGTGTCGCGGGTTTGCTGGTGTCTAAGGTTGTGTTATCACTGTCATTTTCGCTCATAACTGTCTCCTGTGAATGATTACAAACCGTCACGAATCTGCTTCAGTTGTCCCAACTATCCTGCATCTCAGCCCAAAACGCCAACTCAATTTTATCATCCGACAGCCCCGCTCGTTTAAGTTCATGAATAGCCTGAGCGATTTTGCGTAGGGCTTCGTGAACCTGCACGGCATGTTTTGGTTCGTAAATCATTCGCGGGCGGTCTGTGCGTCTCGGCGGTGGCGGTGACGTAGGTCGTGGGGTGTCGTCGGGGTAGTCCGGGAATGGCGGCGGTGGTCCGTTCGGTGGTGTCATCTCATGTACTCCTGCGTTTCGCTCATTGTTCAAGCCAAATCCAAATCACCCTCAACAAAATTCCGTAGCCAAACAACAGACATCCAAGCTCCGGCCGCCGAGTCGTGAAGTCGAATCCTCCGAGCCAGAGGCACAGCAAAATGAAAATGCCGACAACGGCGGTAATCAGGTATGATTTTGAAAGTTTCATTGCATGTACTCCCGCAGATGCCTCATTGCTGTTTCGGTGTCCCGTGTTTTGCACTTGCATTCCGTCCCAGCCTCACATGTGCAGCCGCGAAGGAAGTCGCCGAAATCCCATGAATCGCATTCGTCCAGCGTCAGTGTCTTCAGGGCTGCGAAGCATTCTGGATGATATCGATTTGAGGCCATGTCATCGCCCTCTGTAAGTCCGTTGAGCACGTCGCATGGTTGGCCGGCGTCGATCTGCTCGCCGCACCAAACGCAGCGGAAAGATTTGCGTGTGCGTTTGACGTGTGTGTGACTGGAGAAGGTCATTGTCTTGGCTCCTCTGCCAGTGCCAGCGCCTCACGCATTCGCGCCAGGATTTCGGTGGGGAGCGGGCTGACGTAGGCGACGATGTCATATTCCGAAATTCGACAACTTGCCCAATAGCATCCGTCATCCCTGTAAGTCAACGGATTCCCTGTGCTCACCGCGACCCACTGCATCACACCAGTTGAAAACGTCGGCCACAAACAAACATGCTCGCCGTCGCGTCTGCGATACACGCCTGGCCTGTCAATTCGAAATTCGGTTGTCATCTTCATCACCTCTCAAAAAAAACAACCCGCAGGTCCGATCGTCGGAGACGGGAATTGCAGCTGCTCGCGGATGGCAGCGACTTCCTGCCATACGATGAATTTTTCGCTCACTCGATCCCTTCCAGCAAACCCGCGTCGATTAGATCGAGAGCCGTTGCCGCACGCCACGTGCCGCGAAAAAACGGGTCGTCATCCGCGTCCCATTTATCACCTAAGCACCGCTGGCCCTCCCACACCATAATCCGGCAGCCAGCAGGTACGGTCTCCTGGACTGGGAACTTTGTGGCGTCGTGTTCGCACGCAAAAAGCAGCTCCTCAAAGTGCTCGCCCTCTGCATGCAGGACGATAGCTTCTTCGAGTCCGGCTCGGTCGGTGTTGATGAAGAATACGATCAGTTTTTCGCTCACAGTGCACCCTCCCTCTGATACCCCAACTGCGCTAAAATCCGCTCTGCCGCCCACGCTGCGCATTCTCGCGTCGGCCAAGGCGAAATCGGCGACTGCTGCTCCGCGTGTCCCTCACACCGCCAGTGGATTACCGCAACGAATGACGTGTTGCACTCTTCGAGCGACTGCCGTTCATCAACGCGGTAAGTGGCCTCCCACCGCTTGCCGTTTTTTCCTTTTTTGGACCATATTCCTGATGTCGGGCTGATGGTCATTTGCCCCCCGATCTGTCCGCCGCGTCTATTGCCGCCGACTGTGCCGCTGCTCGCGTGTCGCTGCTTCCCGAGATAATCTCACAGCCGCCTTCGACCGCTAGCCGCTCGGCGAACCACTGCCACACGCCGTTCCGCTTCTGGACGCGCAAGCCGAACTGTCCGCGCATCGCACTGTAACAGTGCTGGTCTGGTATGTATTGCCACTGTGTCATCGTCGCTCCCCTCCGGAAAAAACCGTCCGCCCCGTCAGCCGCCACGTTCGCGGAGTACTGCCGGTTGCGTCGTCGTGTGTGATCTCGCAGCCGAGTTCGATCAACGCTCGAAGGTTGCGGTCAATCGTCCGTCTGACCAGCCCGGTTGCGCCGGTCAGGTCTGACATCGTGCAACCGTCGCTGCCGGCTGTGCGTAGGGTGGCTTCGATTCGGCGTAGGCCGCTGATGGTGTCGCTTAGTGGCGTGCGGGGCTTAGGCATTAAAAGTTCTCCAAGGATACAAAACCCCCGGCAAACGCTGCCGGGGTGTGGTGTGGGGTGTCTACTCCGCGTCGGTCATCGGGCAATTCTCTGCCGCGATCCGCTCCAGCTCTGAGCGGAGAAACTCAACATCCTCCACCATCGGATCTGTTCCCGCGTCATACAACGAAAACACCTTCATTTCGTCGCAGTACCACGCTTCGTCACGCCAAACAACCGTGCCGGTTGCGTGCAATCCAAGAGCGCGCCGGCTATCACCGGGTGGCAGTCGGTTATCATCGACACTGGCAGTCACTCGCTGCGCTGGTTTTGCTGTTGCTGTGGTCATTGCATGATCTCCTGTTGATTGCCTCGAAAGAAAGCCCCGGCAAACGCTGCCGGGGCGTGTATTTGCAAGATCACTCGCTGACGATAATTGCCTGCAGTGCCGCCAGCGGACAATCGCGCCGGAACGCTGCCAGTGCTCGTTCTGCTGCCTGCAGCGTCCGGTGTCGGCTGATGACGCGATGTGTTTCTGGCGTGCCGTCGGTGAGAAACGATCCGGTGGTAATGATAAGACGAAACATTGCATAAACTCCAGATTGATTGCCTTGGAAAACCCCCGGCAAACGCTGCCGGGGATAGGATCTGCTGCGGTGCTGTGATTACTGCCAGCGATACCACAGGCCGCCGACGTTAACGCGTCCGTATTCTGCGGCACCGTCGATAATCTCAGCGGCAATGGTGTCTGCAAGATCGTCAGTCAGGTCAGCGGCTGGCAGGTTTCGCCAGTTGTGACCCACGCCAGAGCGGTCAATCTGAATGGTCTTTCCGCAGACGATTGCAACGTTGTTGTTTTTTGTGCTGTTCATTGTCTTAGCCCCTTGCTGATTGTTTGTCCGGTGTCGCACCTTGCGTCCCGGTTGGTGAAGTCTAGATTCTGTATCGTTTTGTGTCCAGCGTAAGCTGGACTATTTTTGGAAAATTTTCAGAGACCCGCGTAAATGCGGCCAATTGCGAACCGGTGCATTGTCTGCTGGCCGTTGTCAGCAGCGTACGACAGCCACCGCGGAACGTCACAGGTCACGCACTCGATTGACTCAGCACCACCTGCGATCAGTGCGGCAATCCGGTGGTAGCCGTCGCAAATCTCAACGCGGTCGCCGCAGATTTCCACGATCGGAGGATTGCGGATGTCGGCAGCGTCGAGCGGCTGAACGTATCCGATCAGGTCGGAGACTGCGTTGCGAAATTTGCTGGCGTCGATTGTCAGACGTGTGGATTTCATCGTTCGACCCCTTGCTGATTGTTTGTCGGCTGCACCTTGCTGCCGGTGCGTTAATACTATCGACGTTTGCGGTTTGTGTCCATAGTCAATCGGCCAGAATTCCAAAAAGTTTTCCGGATTGTGACCAGACTAGGAAAATCACTGGTCGCACTCCAGCAACTCAATCGCCCGTCGGCAGGAATTTGCGGCCTCGTCGATGTCTTGCTCCGCGCTTTTGCTGCCCCTCATCCCCGCACACAGCAGCTTTTTTACTGCGTGCTGCACTGCCGGACACGAGACGCCGAACGCTTGCAGGACGTCGTAGACATCCACAGTTACGCTCAGGCCGTGGGTGTCGCCCGGGAGCGTCTGCGTCAGCGTGCGGTGGTATTTGCTGCCGCGGTCAGGGGTGGTGGCTGGTGGCTGCTCGGGGGCTGGTTCGACTACTGGCTTCGCCGGTCGGCAGAACTGAATACCCATCCCGTACCACTTCGCGAACGAGTCGGCCCGCGATCCGGCCAAATGGTCGGCCGATGCCCATTCGCCCCACTCGCCGTCATCGCCAAGGAATCGCACGCGGTCGCCGGACTGCACCAGCTCCGCGCCGTCCGTCGGCCAGTGTTTTTTGTCAATGTTCATCACGCACCCCCTTTGCAAATCCAACATGCTCGGTCAGTCACACCGCCCGGCAAATGGTGGACCGCATATTCGCCGCGGAGTTCAATGCCGTATTGAATCGACAACTCTTGCAGCGTCGCTTCGATGTCCATCACAGCCAGCCCAGGCACGAACACTTCCGGCATGTCTGATGATGCGAAGTGCATCAACGATTGTCGCTGCTCATCACTCACCGGGCGGTATTGCCAGCCCTTCGGCATGACGCGGATTCCGCCGCCGTCGAGCACGCTTGTGTTAATGCCGTTTTCATAGCTTCGCTTCCCCTCTGCCGACAGAGCCAGCTTGGCGTCTGTCAGTCCCTTCACAATAGACATTCGGCTGTAGCCGCGGACTATCACAGGCTCACCGTAGGACAGGATCGTAATGATCTCCTGCCAGTAGTTTTCATATGCTGTCGGTTTGCGGTTTTTGGTTGCTGTTGTGCTCATTCAATCCTCATCTTTCGTCCTGTGTTTTTCCTGCGGTCCTGTCCGCGGATTTCCAGCACTGTTCCAGCCGACAGTCGGCTGACAATACGCTCGTCGTAGATCTCACTGAGCTTGCGGAGGTCGTGGTTGCTGACGATCACAACCGGACGCCCCTTCCGCATTTCGAGCACGTCAAAGATTGCCTGCAGCATGGGCGGCGTTGGTGGTCTCACTCCAAGGTCGTCCAGAAATAAACACGGCGTGCCCTCCACCTTCGATTGCAGCGCCTTCCGCCCATCGCCGCGGTCCACGTATTCCAAGAGAAAATCATCAGCCCGTGACCACATTGGGCGTCTGGTAAATGCCTCGTAGATCAGCGCTGCAATACACGTTTTGCCGGAACCCGGATTGCCGTAGATGTAGAGTGGCCAGGCTGATTCTCGCTGCACTGCCCTGAGCATCTGCCGCACCTGATCAGCTTGCCGCACCTGTGACCAATCCGCGAACTCGTAGCCTTTCGGCAGTCGCCGCACTGGCTTCGATGTTGCTTGCATGTCTGACCGTCGTGTCAGCGACTCGCGGGCTTTTTCAGCTGCGATCCGGACTCGTTCGGCGAGGACGTCAGCCATCGTATTCACTCGGTCGGTTTCCACTCGGGTATCTCCTCATCCCAATTGCGGTTACTGCGGACTGCTGTTGTGATCTTAGAGCCACGCTGGTTCTCAGATCGTTTCCACGTTCGGACTGCTGCTTTCCAGTCCTTCATTTTGTTTTTGCCAATCATCCAGCCCTTCGATTCGTAGAAGTCAACGAACTGCTGACCGTCAACACCTGCGTTGATTTCGTCGGAATAGGATGCCACCTCGTCCGCGGTTGGCGGGGTGAATCGCTTGTTACTCACAGATTGCTTTACGGGCTCCACAACGGGGCTTGTGGTGACTGCAAGATCCACAACCATTTGACTGCGGATCTCATCGGCACGTCGCAGGATCTCCTCATCGCTCACCGGCAATAGCCTGTTGCGTTCCTCGCTCCAAACGTACCAGCAGCCGTCCTGCAGCCCTCGCGGATCATCGGGGGATACCAGCCCAGCCCGATCCGTCTCCCGTGCGTCTGGCGTGCGTCGGTTGGCTGCTGTGTGGTGGGTGTTGGTTCGCGGGAGTGGTGGCAGGTTGTCCTCTTCAGGGCGGTCAATCTCGTCCGGATCGGCAAGCCATTCGGGGCGCTCGAGGCTCGCGGGCGGTGCCGGGGTTGCTGCTGCTGGTGCCGGTGGCTTCGGTGGGGCTTCTGCTTTTTGCGGCTGCTGCTCCTGCTTTTTGGCCTCGCGATCCTGTTTTTTAGCCTGCTTTTCGGGGCTGTCTGCGATAATGCGAAGAGCACCTCGCACGGATGTTGCGTCGTCCAAATTGGCAGCGCGCTGCCAATTTGCAATTTCCATATACTGCCGAGCCAGCCTGTCGCTGTGGTCGAAATTGTCCGTCAGCCAGCTTGCCCACTCGCCATGCTGAATTTGCGCTTTCGCCGCCAGTAGTGCCCGCCCACAGGTCGCTGCGTGCTCCACAGTCTTCCGTCCGCTCGCCTCGCACGCCGCTGCGGCTTCGTTTGCCATCTCCGCCAGCGTCTCCACTGGCAAGGAGTCCAACTGAATCAAATCGCTCATGCTTCGCCTCGCTTCCTGTCGATCAACTGTCAAGAAATCGTTTACCGTTCAACCTTCCGGAGTTTCCGGAAACTTCAACTCTCCAAGAAATTCAGAGAGTTGCTGCGCTGGTGAAGCCCAGGAACCCATGCCTCCCCCTATTATCCCCCTCTGCGTTGCAGAGAAGGATAACGGGAGAGGCCAGTGATTTGCCGCGCCGGAGCCAGCCCGATCACCCGTGTCTGCGGTCCTGTTTTACGTCCTCCCGCTCCAGCGTTTCCGCCGCCTCCAGGACGCTTCCGCCGCGGGCCTATTAACTCCGCAGCGGGATGTCAAATTGCCCGTCTCTCCGGGCTGTCACGGTCGCCGCGCATCGTAACCACCGTTCACTGGTTGCCACCCGCGGTAGATGGCGCCGATGTAAGCCACTGGTCTCGGCGCTACTTCAAAAAGTGGCTGAAGTGCATCGCATTGTTTCAATTGCCCGTCTCTGTCAGCTCAAATACGCGCCAGCGGCCAGCGCCTCCGCGATTGCCATTGCGTCCTGCAGATGCGCTGTCGTGAACCACTTCCGCCAGTCCGGGCCGCGGTCCTGAATCGGCTCGGCGCACAATCGCCACCAGCCATCCTGTTGAGCAGGCGTAATTGCGTAGGCCCACCCGTCATGCAAAGCGCTGAGCGTGCTCGCAGAGACTATCTTCCAGTCAAGTCGTTGCATTTCGTCAGTCCATGAAAAAACCCGCTCGAAGTGTGGTAGCGACACACCCCGGCGGGTTGAACAGGCGTTAGCCTGATAGTTCTGATTTTGCGTCAGCCCTCGCTACAAGCCGACGTGTTTAGGGTAGCAGGTTAGATCAATCTGTCAATACCGTATTCTGCTGCTGACACCACAGCTTTGCGGCTTTAACCGTTTCGAACTGCGGCCAGCTTGTCAGATTCAAGAGCGTGAGTAGGTACGGTGTAGAACGCGACACAGACGCGCCGGTTGCCGTGCCAGTGACACGCCAAATGAGACAGCCCCTGTGTGTATAATGATTGCTAACGGCTTCCCAGTGATGCCCGTAGTCAACCCAGAATAGCGTCGATGTGCTCACGGCTCACCTCCACTATCCTCGCCTGCAATCTCTGGCCGCGTCAGCGCTTCCACCACTCTCGCGTTGAGAACAATGAACTCAGCCGCGCGGATTGCGTGCGTGCCGTCGTGCTCAGGATCCAGCATAGACTTAAGCGCTTCTGCCAGCGACACCAAGGCCTCAGCTGCGTTGTGTGTTTTGCTCACGACTCACCTCCAGTCTGTTCCGGCGTCAGGTCTGCCGCGCCGTACGCCTGCGACTCTGAGCCTGCCACAATTTCACCAGTCGCAATGTCCACGACGTGATACCATTCGTAGACGTCAAATAGCCCATCGCACCACTCTCCGGTCTGCTGTCGCGCGCCCTCCGCAACTGCCTCGGTGATCGTGTCATACATGCCGCGTCGGTCATGCCAGCCACCAGCCGCATAATAACATTCGCCGCCAAATAGCCAGTACCGCTTTACTGCCTCACTCGCACTCACCGCACACCTCCCGCCAGACCTGCTCAACCGCAGGGAACTTCCGCAACACTGCCCGTGCGTCGAGCGTCTGTGCCTCTCGTCCAATCCACTGACTCAGTCGTGATTGTGACACACCAACGCGGTCGGCCAAGGTTTTTTGTGTAACACCCCGAGCCCGCAGTTGCAGCATCATCATACGCAGAGACAGCCGCAGGTTGCGGATAGCGTCCTGAGCCTCTGCTGTAAGTCGTTCGGCTCGCTGGTAGGTGGTTGCTGGGGATTGTTCAATCGTTTGCATAACTGTCCTCCGGGTCGATCATGCTGCCGATTCGCTCAATGGCCACTACCAGCACCCTTTGCGCGGCAGAAACGTTATCGCGGCCTGCGCTGTCGAAACAGCCTGCTGACCAGTCCAGTTCGTTTGCCCAGGTGCGGAGCATGTCCTGCACCTGTCGGGCTGTCGGCTCGTCCAGTAAATCATCGATCAGCCCTTGCAGCCGGTCGCGCTCCGACCGCAACTCGTCCACCTGCAACTGCAGTTCGTCGCGTGCACGCTGTACGGATTTGAGAGCGGCCTTTGCTTCAGTCAATTGCTCTGACACCTGCAGTGCGTTGACGACTTCGGCGTTATACCGATCGATTTGCTCCTGCCGCTCCAGTTGCAATTGTGCCACCTCGTCCGTCAGTGATGTCACGCGGTCTTCAAGCGGCTTGCGTGCCCAGAGGTCGGTTGACAGTTTTGTGGCCTCTGCGCGGGCTTGGTCGCGTTCCACCAGCGATTTACTGTACTCACAGCGCAGCAGATCCAGCGAGTCGCACAATTGCTTTTCGACTGCACGCGCCTCCGCCAGCCGCTCCGTTTGGCTGGCGAATTCTCGCAGCATCCTCGTGATGTTGTGTGGTCGCCGTGCCCTCACGCCGTCGCCCATTTCCATAAACTCTCCAGGCGTGAGCACCAACGCTTGCCATCGGCCGTCTGGGTTTAGCCACTCGTCGCCCTCCTGGACTATGTCATCAGCCTGCAATTCCTCGCATGCAATTCGCTCTCGCTCACTCATGTTTCTCGCTCCTGTAAAAATGCCGAAATGCGTAACCCTCTGCGTTACTGCGTGCGATCTCTGACCGTGTGGCTGCTGATGCTCGCACACCTCGGGCAAGTCGTGGCGTGCCGCGTCGTTCGAGTCCGTCATGCTCCACCTTCCAGATGTCTTGATTTGCTGTCAATCAGTAGCCGTGCCAATTACATTCGTAGTGGTGCTGTTCGATGTGTCGCCACTCGAAGCCGGTGATTGTCTGTTCAGACACTGGTCAGTTCTCCTTTGCGTGCGTCTTTAATGCGGATCAGCAGATCTAATGCCCGCTTGTCCAGTTTGGCCTCACGTGCCACCGCATTCACGGCTTCCCAGACTGTTCGCAGTTGCTGCTCAGAGACAGCCCCGGCAATGTCTGCGTGTGCGTCACTGAGAATGCCCGCGTGCTCTGTGCTCAGCTTTGTTTGCAGTGCTGCGACTTCGTCAATAAGGTCGATTTCAGGGGCTGCCTGAACGACTGCCGGTCCCGCGTCGATAATCTGCACCTTACCCTCAATGGCGGTTTCATCACCTTCGTTACTGTCCTCCGCCACCATGCCAGCGGCTGACTGAACCACCCGCATCAGCTCCAGCAGCATTCGCCGCCTCGCCTTCGCGATGATGCCGTCAATGTTGTCGCTGGTGTCTGACGAGTTCTTGAAAAACTTGCAGGGCAACTTGACGGAACCCGCGCCGCTAAACTGAACCCGATACGTCTTGCCGTCGTACACTGTGCTGGCTTCGCCCTCGACTGACCACACCGTCAGCCCGGATTTCAGCTGCGTCTGCACGGGAAAATGTGCCGACACCTGCGGAGGCTCGCATCCCTGCTGAACCAGTAGTTTGCGGATGCCCGCATCTTTCAAATACAGAGACGATTTCACGCGCCCGTGAAAGATAGCGAACTCACCCTTGCCCGGCGTGAACCCGCAGAACAACGCCATTGCCATCACTCGCACGGTCTCGTTGTTGCTGCCCTCACCCACGATCTCCACAAGGCCAGCGTCCTGGTGTGCCATTCTGAGCAACACCGCCGCCACCTGCTCGGTACGTGCCGCGTCGATAGCCTGCAAAAGCCCATCAGCCCGCACCATCGCCGCTTCCATTTCATCGCGACGTTGAATGGCTTCGAGGTATGCGTTCCGTCCGGCTTTGCAAAGTTGCACCAGTGCGGTCACGGGCGTTTTAATTACTGCCGTTGACATGCTTCAATTTCCTCCAAGATCGTTTTCAAAACATCATCACTAACAAACGGAGCCAACGCGGCTGCCGCTTCCACTGCCGCCCGCTGCTGTGCTGCGGATTCCACCATCGCATCGTAAGCGTCATTGCTCATTAGGTTGCGTTCTTCTCTCCACAGCTTTTGCAGTTCAACCATCGACGTTGGGCGAGTCGATGGATTCGCCGAGGCCAGCGGCTGCCCCACACCTCGCATCCACGGCGATTGAATCGGCTCGGAGTAATCGAGTCGAACGCCCGGCCGCATAGGGTCGGATGGCAGACACGCGTAATCGGGCGAGTCCATCGCGAGGAAAATCAGGTCATTGGTTTTGAGTGTCACTGCCCATGTCCTCATCAATTCGCGCGACGATCAAAATCGGCTCCGGAAGGTTGCCGTGCTCGCAGAACAGCGCGTGCTTAATGTCAATGATTCGCGCCTCAAAGCCGTCTGGTGACACAACGACAGTTTCGCCGATTCGCGGCGCGTCGTATGTGTAATACACTCGCGGTTGCGCATCACTTCCGAACTCTTCGAGCTTTACTCGCATTGCCCTTTTCTCCTTCGATTCGTTGAATTGAAATTTCCCGCGGTGCATCCACAAGCACCGTGGTGTACCTGCCACGCGTTTCGCCGATTGTCACGACGATGTTTTCGCCGATCCTGATTGCCTCACCGGCCTTGCGCTTGAGCGCCAGAGCCATCATGCTCTCCCTGAAAAAACGTCCTCGATTTGTTGCCAGTCTGACGGATACCACAGATAGGCATCTTTACCCCAGTGGTTGAGCCAGAGCAACTGATCTTCGGTGGGCTTGTTGTTGCCGACCTTTAGTTCAGCCCCAACCACGCGGCCATTGCGGGCTGCGATAATGTCGGGCGCCCCTGCGTGCCCCTGTATTGCAGTCCGCCAGCCTTTCGCAGTTTTTGCTGGCCGAAAGTGACACACCTGCCAGCCGTAAAGAATAGCCAGCCGGACCACCTGCGATGTGAACTGCGATTCTGTCAGTCGCGGTAGCCCACGCTTAGCCATCGCGATGCGTCCTGTAACTGCTGCCGTAGGTCTGCACGCGTGCCCGCCGCTGGCCGTCTTTGGCGCTGCTTGCCGGTACGCCCGCCATGTTGCGGCAGGCTTCCGCGATCTCTTCGGGCGTTGGGTCGTTAGGTTTGCGGTCGCCGCCGTAGGGCGGTGGTGGAAGCGGTTTAATCGACTTCAATTGCATCTTTGCTTGTCTCCCTGTTAATCAATTCGGAGCGGACTATATCCACGGTCAGCGGGGCGACGATGTCGATTGACACACGCCCCTGACTAATTTCGCGAATTGTGATTTTTGCCACGGTCTCGGAGCCGCGGAACAGTTCCACGGATTCGCCGGGCTTGCGGGTTAGTCTCATTCAATTGATTCCCAGTGCGTCTGTTTATCGTGCATGACAACCCATTTCCCGACTCGCTGCTCTGCCCATTTGTCGACTCCCGGATAGGCCTTGCAACCAAAGCTGACATATGGTGTCGCGTGATTACCCTTTGTTGGTTTGCCTTCCCGAGTAACCGACCAACCATTTCCACTGATTGCATTTCCACGGTCGCTGCGCTTCAGCCCAATCACGCCACGGACTTCGTCAATCCCAATTGCCAGCCTGTCGCCCGGCTGCAGCCGCGACGCCTTAATGAACGCCGAGTTCAACAGGAAGCAAACGCGCTGCCCATCCTTGTGATGCAGATAAATTCGCACACCAACGGCCGGGGCATCTGGGCCAGAAATCTTACGACCGCCGCATTTGTTTTTTGGTTCAATCCACTTCATCACTCACTCCAGAAAACTTGCACCTTGCCAAAGACCGCCCCGCACCTTGCGAGGCTTCATTTATCAAACCACCCCCGGCAATCATCTGCAATGGGGATCAGCCATTCAGACCAGCTCAGCCGATCATTGCACGCGGTCCCTGTGCTGCGGGGGTTTGTTGTTCAGTTGGCTTCAATGATCTCGACAAAGCCGAGCGACACCACGCCGCCCAATAGCCGCACGATGCCGACTGAGTCCAGCTCGGAAATGTCGGGTTTGTGTTTGCTGCCGCCGAACCAGAACGAAAACGACTCACCCACGTTGCCGCGCAAAACATCCGGCTCCGCAACGATCACGCGGGCCAGTTCCTTTGCGGCGTCAAAGTCTTTTTTACATTCGATCACAACGTCGTCCATCGGGAAACGTGCGATCACAAGAAACGTATCTGCTGACATAGCCTTACTCCAAGAAAAAGAAGAAATCCCTGTTCCCGTCGATTGGCACTGCAGACAGGGGCTGCAGCCGATAGTGTCATGCTTAACTTGCCGAGGCTCTGACGGTTTGCCTCCGGATCGGGTATCCGCAGCCCCACTAGGTGCCTGCCGGAGTCCCAAACGTGTTGCCAACCGGGTGACTGTTGCCGGGAGTGACCAGCCCCGGCGAACGCTTCATTGTGCGAAGTACGCACCGACTGCGATGATAACGATTGCGATTGCTGCTGCTGCTGCTGCGATGTCCATTTTGCCTCCTTGCGTTTGTTGCTGGCCTGCACCTTGCGGGCCGATGGTAAGACGATAGCCGGAGACCGCTGGCAGAGTCAAGAGGAATCGGCCGGATTTTTAGAATCGGTCCTGTCTGTACCGGCGCCCGCGTCTGCGTCTGCAACCGCCTGCAGGTACTCCGCAGCTCCCCGCAGTGCTCCCTCATCGTACGCCGCAAATTTCGCTCGCATCTGCTCTGACCAGCCGTGCCTTTCAACTGTTGGGTCACCGCCGAGGATGCGACAGACGCCGTAGACACCGACGCGCAGAATGAGCATCGCGTGCCAGCCGCCCTCTGGGGTGGTTGCATTGCCGTACTCCCAGCATTCGAACAACGCGTCTTTGTGCCCGATCAGGCGGGCTTGTTCGATTGTCTTCATCGCCATCACTCCAAAAAATTGTGGAAGAAAACCCCGGGCCGGTCTCCCGGGGCTGCGTGTGTCGGGTTTACTTGCCTGCCGTCGCGCGTACAGCGTGAAAGGCCGCCGCCCGTGTTTCAAGCCGCGGTATCCACTTGCGGAGAAACGCTCGCAATTCCCTGCGGTCCTTCAATGCCTGCCTGTCGCCGTCTTCGCAGGCGTCTGCTGCCGTGCCGTCGGAAAAGTAACTAAGGCAATCCCTAGCTTCTTCAACAATACGGCGAACGCTCATTTGTTCTGGCGGGTCGCCGTCCTCACGGCACATATCGAGATGCAGCGACAGTTCGCGTATCGCATTTGCGTCCGACAGGCAGCGGGCACGCCATTCAGCTTTCGGCAGGTCAATGATTCGTTTTGGCATGATCCAGATTCCAGGAAAGAATAAGGAAAGAAAACCCCGGGCCGGTCTCCCGGGGTGGCCTTACCAGGGCTTGTTACTCGCAAATCAGATGCAGTGCCAGTTTCTGCTGGCGGTTCGCTTTAATCCAGAACCAGCCAGCCACACAGTGCCAACAGCAGCTCACGCCATGACTGTCCTTTGCCATCTGATTGAATTCAGTGTTCACCCGCAGGGCGCTTCGTGGAATCCACACTGTCAGGTTTCGATCAGCGTTGTGAACCTTGATTGCCTTGTCCGTCGCTGCCATAACATCCAGAACAAAGTCGATGTGGTCTTCCACGCAGCGTGTGCAAAACAAAGCGTCGCCAACCTGTGCTTCGGTAACAGTCTTCATCTCTCAGCCCCTTGCTTGTGTTCGCCTCTCGCACCTTGCGTTCGGCATGGCAGTAGTATCGTTTGTTTTCCCGTTTGTGTCCAGTGTAAACGGGAAAGAATTTTGAGATTTTGGAAGATTGCCCGGGCCGGTCTCCCGGGGCTGTGTTGTTGCGAGTCAGTTCACGGTCTGTTTTTCCAAGCGATCCATCCAAAAGTCAAGCGTTTCGCCATTGTGGTACAATCGCCAACTGCTTTCGCCATTGTCTTTGATTCCGTAGTGCTCAACCGTCCGTTTTCGCAGCTTCTCAAAGTATTCGGCGGACATGTCGCGATGCGTGCTCATGTACTTAACGCTGCTGCCAACCAGCACAGCTCCCGCCTGTGGGCAGTCGGTAGCGTAGCCTTCAACGCAGCCCATTGATCCGCAAGTGCCACGGCTCTCAGCCGGTATCATTTCGCCAGACGGCAGAAGCCAGTTGCGGCTGCTGTATGCCATGTCGATGCTGCCATCAAAGCCGCCGAATGAAAACTGGCCGATGATTCTACTTACTTCGCTGCAGACAGCACCATCCACCCATGAAACATCAATTCCGCTGTAGTCGCTGCGGACGCTGAACTTGATTCCAGGAAACGCCTTTTTCAGTGCGGCTCGCACCAGAACAGCCACGTCTTTTGCTGCCAGATATGCTACGCCATTTTCGTTGCGATTGTTACGAGCGGTTTCGATAATGCTTTTGACGGTTGCCATTGCTCAGCCCCTTGCTTTTCGTTGTTCTGTCGTTCGCACCTTGCGTCTGACGGGTGAAGTATAGCACCTTATCGTTTTGTGTCCAGCGTAAGCTGAAAAGAATCTGGAAGATTTTTAGAAGTCGCGGAAACACAGGGTCGGCCAACGTGCTGCCGGTACTCCAGCCAGTCGCGCTCAAGCTGTGCGGCCAACTCGCGACGGGGGCTGTCGATCAGGATGGAGATTGCAACCGCCATCACAATGACCGCCATCACCAGCCTCACGCTGCCCACCATCGCAAATCCGCGCCCGTATCGTGCACCAGGACGCGCAGGAACCCAGCCGCCTGGAGTTCACTGAGAAGGTCGTCCGCGGTAATGTTGCCGTAATACTCGCCCTGCCGCAATGGTCCACCGTCAACGGCACTGTGAGGCGCTCGCAGCGGCCCCGCACACGTGCCAACGAAAAACCCGTCAGCCATCAGCAGTGGACGCACCCTGCCAACAATATCCCGCCACGCGCTCGAGTGCTCCAGCACCTCACAGCACACGACAACATCCCATGCTGAGTCCGAATCCCAGTCGAGGAAATCACAGACGACATCCACCCCTGGGCCGCGTTGCCGGTCAATACCCAGCCAGCGGGCGTTCGGGAAGTGCACTCGCGCGGTCCCGTTGATATTCAGGGAGCCGATCTCCAGCACCGCCACCGGATCGGCGTTGCCGTATCGCTCCAGCCACTTAGCCGCCTCAGCGTGCACGTTCGTTCTCCTGCAAAACGTACTTGATGTGCGGGCTTCGATGCTCCTGATAGTTGCCACTCGGAACGCCGGATGGTTCACAGGCCCGAACAATTGCTCGGAGGTTGCAAGCGAAGCGGTCGCTGTCGATTCGCTTCAGGAGTTTGCGACGGTATCGGGGCAAGGTCGATGTTGCCGCGTCGCCGTGGCGCACCCAGATCCAACCTGGGGACTCGCTGACGATTCGACTGGGCCACGTCGTCGGGATTTCCCAATGCCGTATCTGGTGTGGGTCTTCGTTGCGGTCGGTGCACAGCGTTGGAAATTGGTTGCCTGGGTGTCGCAACAGGTGGATTTGTTGGCGCCAAAACGTGTAGCCCACGGGCCAGAGGAGGGCCTCACGCTGCTCCCTCGCGGTTGCCTGCAGCAGTTCGCAAAAGTCCACGCCCAGAACGTCATCATCGTCCATTCGGCCCACCAACTTCCACCCGTCCGGCAGCTCCCAATTCTCTTTGTACAGCCGCCATTCCGGCCGTTCGATAAACCGGACTTCGCAGCCCGTTGACTGAAACACCTCCCGCCTCGCGTCAATGTGGACATCATCAGGGCAGACAGCCACGTGGACAATGGGTTTCAGTCGCTGCGTCCGCAATGCCACCGCGCAGGTGTGGCGCGTTATTTCCAGCCGCCTCGCTGACAGCTCCGCCCGATCCGGCGGATACGCGGATTGAATGATCATGATATGTTTCATTGCCTGCCCTTCGCCTCCATAACTGCCCGGTGTGTGTGTCGCGGTCTGCGCTTCACTGCTCGCCCTGGATTGCCTCTGGCCACTCGCTTGAATTGCGGTCGGTAGCCGCTCGTGATTGTCTCCCCGCTCGCTGCGTTCGGCAAGCGGTTTTCCAAGAACTGCCGCATCGCCGGGGTCCACGCCTGCGCGATGTGATTCATCACGCTTGCCCCTGCGGTTGCTCGTTCGATGTCCTGAGGGTTGCGAGCGTCGCTCAGGCGGGCAAAGAACGGCCGCGTGCCCCAGGGCTTCGCTCGGTATTCGTTGCCGTAGAGAACCTCCCAAAGCATTGTGTTGGCGTGCAGGTTATACGTGCCGAACAGGTCGCGCAGTTTCTGTTTTTCGACGGTATGCGGGAGATGTGTGGCGAAGTCGTATTGAGTTTTTCCGCGGCCTGCCAGCGCTCGCATTGTATTTGTCTTCCGGCGCTGCCATGAGTTGCCCCGGGACTCATGCCACCGCCATGCTCGCGGCGTGTCAAGGTCGTCCCATGCGACGGGCTTCAAGAAATAAACGTCGTCCATCATCCAGACGAATTCGCTGTCAATCTCTGCATGAGTCGCCATCACCCACATTTTGTTCAGCATGTCCCGATATGGTCGGTTGCTGTGATTCGGGCCGATACGTGGACAGGGAATCACGTGGCCGCGAAACCAGTCCGGGCGGTCCCCAACGATCGTGATTTTCGCCGTGCCGCGGTAGTTGGTTTCGACTGACCGAATTGAGAATCGCAGTTCATCGCCTGAGGCTCCGGCATGCCAGTACGGCCAGACAAACTGGACGGCGGATTCCCGGGCCTTGAATGTGCCGCACCCGCCACAGGCGCGGGGCTGCGGGGTGTATTCACCGCGATGATATTTGACCACCTGCAGCCGCTCGGTTTGCGCGAAAAAATCCGGCTCGCGACGAAAGGGGCAAATCTGGCAAATCGCCAAAGGCACTGTGCCGCTGTGGCAGAGGTCTCTGCGATTATGACACACGCAACTTTCGCCCGTTGTCTGCCCACGATACACACAGCCCTTCATAGCGACACCGGAGTTAGCGTGACTGTGTCGGGAATGCCCGGATCCTCTCCACTAAAAGGATTGCTCCAACACGGGCCAATGCCATAATCGCGGGAGTTCGACGCGGACCACATTTTAACTAAAGGCGCCCCAAAAATCTTGTGCGGCACCTTCACGACATCCAGAGTCATCGAGCCGAGGCAATTGTAGGGCGGAGTCCTCTGCGCTATCGGCAAAACATACTCTACCCACGTAAACTGGTTTACACGAAACTCGTAGTAAACGCGCAGTTTCAGATTAGTAGCCACCCCGCCGGAGGGTATGCATGTTGCGATGTTGCCCATATACAGAACAACGCGCGATGCGTAGAACGGTGGCGCGGCTGGCGTCAACAGACACACAGGCTGGCCGTTCACCGTTGCCCCGCGGCCTGATTGCTCATTACTGCCCCAAATACAACAATCGCTTGTGTACGGTGGCAGATTTAGCCTGCGATACAGCCGAAAGGACGATTGCCCGGAATACAAACCGCAACACGGAAAAACGCCGCCCTGTGTAGTGCCGCCATATGCCCATGTGCACTGATAAACAGTCGGCCCAACCCCAGCAACGCAAGACAGGCAGCCGCTGCTCTCAATAACAGGCGGATTGCTTCCCGAGCCGCTCGCTATCGCAGACGGTGGTTCTGACTGGCTTGGTGTGTCGTTACTGTCTCCAGTGCATTGACAGCCGCAGCCTAATAACATGCTGTCACCTCACGGAGGGGATGGACCGCCAGGCGGTTGATTTTCGAGCAGGCTACCGACCGCACTGCCGCCAGCACTGGGAACCGAGTCGCTGCCAGCGATACAGTCTGCCGCGTATGGTTGCCACTCGCCTTCAATCCACTCAATCTTGATCAGCGTCCCCGAGTCCAAGCTGATATTTTCAAACGGATTCCACACCGTCAAGCGTCGCGTCGTGATGTAAAAATCCCCGCTGGCGTCTCGCTGAACTACGGCAACCGTCGCCGAGCTGCGGTCTGTTTTCCAGTCAACGGCAGCATATAGATCCTCCAGCAACACCGCGAGCAAATGCCGCCGCGGCGTTCCGCCTTGCAATATCTTCATTACTCGCCGGACGTTTGGCTGCTGCCTCACTGCGCCACCCCGCGATCCACTATTAGCACCGTTGACGGTCCACCGTTGTCGCTGTTTTCGAATCGCCTCTCGACAATCTGCACGTAACGGTTTTGTGACGCTCCGGCCGGGGCAGCATTCAGCGAAATTTCACGGCCTGCAATTTTGGTAATCAGGTCCCCGATCTTGTATTCAGTATGCCAGCCAGGCAAACGGAATTCACAGGATACGTCAGCAAAGTGGTTTTGGTTGCGCAGGGCTTCAGCCTGCACGCTGATCAGTGACGTGTCATCTACGGTGAATGAGTGTGGGTAGTTGGTTGCGTCGTAACGAGTGGCAAACGGTCCTGTTGTTTGGCGGGTCACCTTGCGGTATTTGTCTGGCTGGACCAATACCTGCAAAAACTCGCGTGCGTTCACGCAATCGGCTGTTACCTGCGTGGCTATGTCTGCGATGCGGTGATCGCTTGCGATTGTACCTGTGAGCCTAAGTCGGGCTGCGGCCTTTGCCTCATACAACTCCGAAGGGATTTCGTGCCCGTCGAACAATACGCCAATCTGATCTGGCAGCAGCTGAAAAGACCAGTCCGGCTCCGCTGGCTTCCACGTCGCTCCGCTGTCCGTCGAGTATTCCAGCAGATGCGGCAGCGGCTGAATACGGCCTGTGCTGATGTCCTTTGCTCCGGTGATCGGCGGCTCCATCACGCGATGTCGAATCGCTTGCGGTACGTTAAACACACTGCCGCTGGTGTACCCTGTCACCGCACCTGATAACGTGCCAAAGTATGGTATTTTGACCGTGCCGCCCGGCCGCGGATTCGTTGGCGTGATGTCGAGGTCGGCTCCCTCATTTGCAATCCACAGTCTCCACACGTCCTCATTGTTCGTGTATTGATCGCCGTCTTTTTGGACCGTCCACGCGTCGATGTTGTCCTTCAGTTCGTCCCAACCAGCAAACAGCGGAACCGTTACCTCCCGCCGGTCGTAGTCGCCGAAAATGAGCACCTCGTTAAACGAATCCGCAATTGCGTTTTCCACGCTGAACTGATTGCAGTTGCTGTTAGCTAAATTGAGCGTGGCGCCCACAGCCTGCAGCTTCAATTCCTTTTGTGTGCCAGTGCCGATTTGAAAGATTTTAATGATCGGCTTTGTCGCCCGATCGTAATCCACGTACCAGTTATAGCCAAGCGGAATCAGCAGCAGGTCAAGGGCCTGAGGAAGATACGTGCCGATCGGAATTCGCAAGTCCCGCACCTGAGGGCCGGTGACCAGCGAGTCATTGACAAGCGTGATGCCCGCAGCGTCTGGCGTGTCGACGAATCGCGCTCTGTTGCTGTGGCCGTAGTCCCACGCTAAATCCCACAACAGATAGGCCAGTGCCTGTCTCATCGTCCACAGGTTGCGCGTTTCGTTTGTCTGTGTCATCGCCAACGTGCTATCCAGCGCTTCTGGGTGCGTAAAATAGTACGCTGTTCGCGATGCTGACACGCTAGCGGGAATCGTGATATCCGATCGGTTGCCTAACAGTCGCCCATCAATGATCGGATTAAAAACGATGTCATCCCTGAGCCAGCCCTCTGCTGTTGAGGGGTTGTCTACAAAGGCTGGCGCCGACAGTATGAACGTGCCCGTCAGTGGCCCGCCGAAGTGATACGGGCGCAGCTGAATTTGCGCGCTCAGTGAGTCACCCTGCATTTGTACGTCAGCCTTTTCCGTGACGTAATCGCCGCGAGCAATTTTGATTTCCGGAGACGACGGAAGGCGAACGTCCACCATTCGAGCGAAGTTTGCGGGCTGCGCGCGATTCTGCAAAGGCGCGGAAAGATTGTATCTCAGTTCCGCGTAGTCAAGCCGACTGCCACTGGCAGACTGAACCACACGCTCACACCACACGCCAGCGAATGCCGATGGGCTGCTATCCGGAGGCGCAGCACCACTACTGTCGCCGAGGTAAACCTTCAGCGCCGGATACACATACGCCAGTTGCCCCGATGTGTTGACCGCGTCGGTGCTCATTTTGTGGCGTCATTACCTGTCGTCTGCTTGCCTGCGTTGCCAAATCCCGACTGCTGCAGCGTCTGCAGGATTCGCTGGCGATATTCGTCGAGGGTTTCGGTGCCGCTCGGGTCGAAGCCCTTGTCAATGTCCTGTGCTTCTACGCTCTCTGTCGCCATTTCAATCGCCCTCTCAAATTCCAGCCGTTAATGCCTGAGCCATCCAGCCACGGATCCTCTTCGGGTGCAAAGCCCTCGAACGTGCAGTTCGTGAATGTAACCGAGTTTGCGCCGATTGTCATTGTCACTGTTCCGGCTTCGCCGATGTTTTGCTGCAGCGTGCTGACTGCGGACTGCAGCAGTGAGTGGCTACCGTAGCCGGTGAATTGCAGCCATGCCGATATTTCACGGCCGCGAGCGCCACCCAGTAGATGATATTCGCCGACCGTTCCAAAAAACGATTGCGTCGCACGTGCGTACTCCCACGGCCCCACCTGCATCGTGCCGTGTAAGTTGCTGCCGGTCGTGAGTGTCGTCATCGAAATTGTCATGGTGCTGTTGCCGCTGGCAAGGGTGCTTCCTTCGGTCGCGCTGCGGGAGCCTGGACATTCACGCGCAGCACGCCCGGAGGTTGCTGGCGTTCGGCTGCCAATCGGTCGCGTTCCAGTTTCTGGATTGCATCAATCGCGGCTGCCAGCCGGTTGCCTGTGTCCAGTGATGTCTGCCCGCCGAATGGTACGTTCTGTTGTAGCATTCGCAGTTCTTCAATCGTTGCTTTTGCCACGGATTCGCCGGTGCCCTGCCGCAGCTCTACCATTGATCTCGCCAACATTTTTCGCGGTGCGTCGAGACCGGATAGTTCAACCTCCGCTAACGCCTTGTCCATTTCAGCAAACATCTGCCCTTCAAACGACCGCTGCGGATCGCGTAGCGTGGCCACAGTGCGTTCCGCTTCCGCTTTGTTTGCTGCCTGTGTTAGTGGTGTGCTTTCTGTAATGACCTGGGTCAAATCCGTGAATTCCTGCTTTGCCTGATCCAGTGGTGTAATCAACGCATTCGACCGAGCCTCCAGCTCCTGCACTGCCTCACCGCCCAGCACAAACGCACGAATTGCCGATTTCGTTTCGTTCATTTCAATCGTGGCCATAAACTGGCGTCCAATTTCCGGTGTTGCCCGCATTGCTGCGAGTCGCTGGTCTAATGTGCCCAGTTTATTGAACCCCTCCACCTGCTCCTTCGTCAGCCTACTGATGCTTCCGTCGTCAAGCTTTGTTTCCCCCTTCGCCGCGAACGCATCCATCCGCATGAAAAGATTTCTGACGGCCGTTCCCGTTTTGTCCATTCGCGGATCTTGCAATACCTGCGACAGTGTTGATGCAATTTCCAGCGATCGCTCACCACCCAGCGCCGCGATTCGCTCGCCAGGCACGTTTGCCGCCGCAAGTGAGCTGGCGATGTTGTTGATCGATACCGCCAAATCCTCGCCACGCGCTGCTGTCTGAAATTGCGAAAGCTGCCCAATCATTGCATCAAAATTGCGGTTGCCCGTTGCTCCCGCCAAAGACAGCATCCCAGACATAATAGGCGCCGCCTTTTCCACATTGCCAGCGGTCAGCTTCAGAGCCTTTGCCGACAAACTGACGGCCTCGCTCAGGTCTGCAGCGCCGCCTGAAACCGCACCGCCCACAAGATCCGCTAGTCCACTTGGAGAGACTCCGGCCTGCGGTGCCGCCTGCAGAATCATTTCCCGGGCTGCAGGCACGTTTGCCGCACCGATGTTCAGGGCAAGATCAGCCATTGCCGACTCAAACCCTCGCGTTGTTTCTGCTGCTCCAATTTTGATTTCTCGCACGCGGCTCAGTTCATTAACGATAACTGTGATCGCCTGCTGCAGCCCGACAAATCCAGCAGCAAACGACGTTAGTTTTGTCATGCCCGTATTGAGTGCGGAAGTCAATGCGCTCGGGGCCTGCTGCAGCGACGTGCGGGCTTGTGTGAGGCTGGCTCGCAACTGATCGACCTTGGCCTTTTGTGCGGCAAACGCAGCGGTCCCTACGGTCAGCTTATTCAGTGCGACTTCTGCCTGCTTTAGCTCGGCTTCCATGTGATTGAACGAACCAGCCGCGGCTTCTGCTGCCTTCTCGGATGTCTTGCCGATCTTGTCAAGCTTCTGATCTTGCTTGTCCAGTCGCGTGTCGATCTTGTCCAGAATCTGTATCATTCTGGTAGACGTTGCAATCCACTCAACCTCGATTCGCTCGTCAGCCATGTTGCTTCCTCTGCAGTCCGAGCGTAGTTAGGAAAATGTCGAGTAGCTTTTCCTTGCCCACCCACAAGTCAAGTGCCACCGCGATTTCCGGCGTGATGCGGTAGTTCACCTGCAGCAGTTTGAGCAACCAATTGACCTGCGCGGAAGGATCAACCGAAAACACGATTTGCCGCATCCCAAATTCTTCGAGGTACGTTTGGCGGAGCGTTGCTGCCTCGTCCACCATCCACGCAAATTGCCGAACAACCTCCCACCGCATCGAGCCGTCATCGCTGTACATTGCTCGACTGTCCACAGTGTCTGGGGTTGGCAGTTTCCATCGCTGGCTGCCAAGTTCGATCAGCGGTCCAGCCTGCGTGTAATGCCTGCGAAGTTCCCCTTCCTGTGGTGGCTTGTCTCGCCAAACGCCAACGCTATAGAGTGGGCCACTATCGCCCTTAACGATGCCCGGAAACCAGTCCTGTGCGGTTGCGTCAAAGTGCATCAGCGGGGCTTGTGGTGACAGCCAGCCGACCATTAGTCCGGTGGTTTCACGTGGCCCCGGATGAACCGGCAGGAGATCGTGCCCACCGAGCAAATGAGACAGCCCAGCCACGCGGCAGCGGCTTTCAAGTTCCTGCGGTGTACAGTTCGGAAAATGAACAAGAAAGTGCATGGGAACCCATCATGGAATGGCAACAGTGGTCGAGCTGGTTAAGGTCTTGCCGTGAAGCGTGATGACTGCCGAGCCGTCGTCGTTGTTGCTGATGCTGACGTTGCCTGTGTCAGACAATCCAGCGGCAAACGTGAGTCGGATGTTGTCGCTGCCGACGCTGTAAACCCCACTGTCTGCACGCCTGCGCAGATAGGCATTTGCTGAGGTCATCGCGGTCCAGTCGCCGACCGTTCCAGCAACTGCCGCAAAGTCGTTCACCGTGATTTCGATGGTCGGCATGATAGCCTTAATCATTGCCCGCGTTGGCCACACCGCTCCAGATCCGAGCGGAGGCTTTTCGACTTCAAGCCCGGGAGTTACTCGCACGGATTGCACACCGGCGATCAATGTGCCATTAATGTAGACAGGCCCCAGCGCAAACTCTGCATTAAACGACTGCCCACCCAGCGCTTGCCCGGTGGCGTCGTCTGCGCCTTTCGTCACGCCGTCGGCAGATAGCCAGTGCAGGTCACACTGACAGGTTGCAAAATCGCCATCCTGTGTTGCCTCAATCAGCGTCGGCACGAGAAACGCGTTTGCCCCGGTAATTGCATCGTGGTTACTTCCAGCGGCGAACGTGCCACCGTTCGCACGGGCTTTCAGCGCGAGCGTGATCGTACTGCTTGCGGCCAGTGATCCGGCCGAAATGAACGCTCCGCCATTCAACGCCAGCAATCCCGCGAGGTCACCGCTGGTAAGCTGTGCGACTTCACCAGCGGCCTTACCTGACACCTGCGAAATGGTCGCACCGCCAGACGTCATTGCCTTCCGGTGCTCCTGATTTGTCCGATGATCGGCCGCAGTGATTTGCCGAATCGTGGCAGCACCGAAGATAAAATCTGCGAGAGTAAAAACAGCCATGACTCACTTTGCCTTTCGGTTGCGTTTGTGTTTGTATTCGGGGCTCCCGGCCCCCTTTTTGTACATGCGAGCCATCGTCATGCGGTCCTCACGAATCTCGCCTTTTGTCACCTTTGCAATTTCGTCTTTCTGCCAGTTTGCCAATCGTCGGTTTCGCTCTGCTGACACTCTTGCCCGCCGTTTCGGCGTCATCTTTTTAAGCTCATCCTGAGGGATGAATTTATTCAATCGGCTTCGCATTACCAACCGTGAACCGTACTGCGTCGCCGTCACTTTCTTTCGCAGGTTTCTGTACAGTGTACCCGTTCGATAATTGGGCCGCTTGTGGCCGAATTTCTTTTGCTTCCGTTTGTTGTATTGTTTTTTGCGGGGGCGTGCCCTGTACCGCTGATAGGCTCGCTCCTCAAAGTGCCACTCGATCCGTTTGTCTGCGTGTGATTGTGCTATCGTCCGATTGATTTCCCGCATGAGCTTTGCGTGCATTCGCGAGGTTAGATTTGCCCTCGTGATTTGCAGTTCCAGCTTTAACATTAAACTACCTCAACCACCAGCCCCACCTGGAGCATCCAATCCGTCCGCCCGTCGTTGTCGTCTGGGTCAATCGGTCCCGGCCGCATGGGCATGGTTATATTCCGCAGCATCAGCTGCCCACTGCCATTTACCGCGCCATTGATGTCTGCCAACAGTGCTGAGACCTGCTGCCAAACCCATGAAAACTGTGTTCCGTAATCCGCGATTTTGTCCTCCGGCACCGCGATTTCAAACCGCGCCTCAACGGTCACGCGACCACGGGCTGTACTCTGCCAATCAAAATTTGCCGGGTCGATGTCCAGCCAGCAAATAGGAGCCAGCGACTCCTCAGGCGCTGCCACGACGCCGCCCAAATAGATTCGTTCTGATGCTTCTGCAGATGTTGCCACACCGCAGATCGACTGCCACGCAGCAAGTCCGGACAGCATCGCGCGAGCGTTTGTTAGCAGCCCAATCACGTCGAGTCGAGCCATCACAGATCCCCCGTACGCAGCGTCTTGCCGCCACGCATTTCTGGAATGGTCTGACTGATGCTGACAACCACAGCCCCATCCTGCTTTTGACTGACTGCCTCAACCTGAGCGAGGTCCGCGCCGATCCGGAACGCATCATGTACCGTCACGGTCGCGGAGCTGCTCAAAATAATTTCGCCACGGCGTCGAGTGCCGCGGCCACGCTCTTCGGTTGGTTCCGTCGGGAACCACGTCACGACGCCCGTCAAAATCTGCTGCTCTGACTCATTGCCGTTGACGTACCGCCGCACTTGGACCGCGAAATCGTCGAGGTCCAGAAACACGTCGGCAACATCGCTGGCAATGAGGTCACGCAGAGACATGCTCAGACACCGTAGGCGTAATTGTAGGCGATTTCGACAAGGGCAATCGTAACCGACGGGGTGCCGGTGCCGCTGGCCTTCTGAAGAGTGACGTAAGGCTGCACGTTCTGACCGGCCGCGACGGCTGACAGGTTGAACGTGGTGCCAGCAGCCACGCGCTCGCCTTCGATGTAAAATCGAACGTCGCTCAGGCCGTTTGTAAAGTCGATAAGAAACGTCTTGTAAACGTTGGCCAGCGTGTAGCCGGTGGCCTTGTCGTCATTGTCGGTGGTCGCGTCGTCAGTTTCGGCAACCACTGCAGTGAGTGAGGCGCTGCCCTGCATCCTGAACCATGCGTTGACTGCCACGCTGTCAGGCGTTGCGTTGCGAGCCGAGGCCAGCCCGAAACACAGCGTGGTGACAGAGTCGATGCCGGACACCTGAGCGACAAATTTCGCGTGCTTGATGTTGCGAATGTCAAAGGCCAGCACGTCGTTATGAAAGAGGGTAACTTCTTCCGCTTCGCTGGTTGCAGCCAGCGTGAGCTTTGCTGCACCGCCGTCTTCAGTGATCGCCAGATAGGTCGGACCGCCGGCCGCGCTGGTGTCGCTGACCGTCCATCCGTTCATGCCGGGCGTTGCGGAAAATTCCTGCGCGCGGTCAAAAAGATCCTGCCAGACTTTGGTTCCACGAGTGACCATTTGAGAGCCTTTCTGATGCCCCTATTCGGGGACTGTGCTATTCGCCGATCAGTTCGGCAAAATCGGGGGCAGCACAGCGCCGCCCCCGCGTTCGTCAGCCGGTGCCCGATCAGGCTCCGGCGTGCTTCTGAATGCCGCGATGATTCAGGGCTTTTGCCCCGAACGTCTGCAGCACGTAATAGGTAATGGAAAGATTGTGCTCGTCTGGCACCGTGCGAATCTGCGGCGTCTCCTGACCCTGCAAGAAGGTCACCTCGACGGTGTCAATTCGACGGGGTTCGGCGAACAAATACCAGGCGGTAACACTGTTGGCGTCCAGCAGTGGCTCAACAATCAACTGCAGATTGCGGTTGATGTTTGCCACGCCGCTTTGCGAGGCGTACGGGTCTGCGGTGGACTGCAGGAGCGTAAGGATAGTTGCACGCAGAGCAGCGGGTACGCAGATGTATGCTGGCATGAGCCCGAGGATGTCCGGTCCTGCGCCGCCCTCTGGCGTGTTCTCGCCACGCATTACCATCATGTTCTGCGTCAGCAGGTTGATGGCGGTGGTGTAGTTGGAAACCGAGCCGGTTTCCAGGTTCTTTTGCTTGCGGTTGCCGCTCACGTCGGAGAACAGAGCCACGCTGTCACTCATCAGCGGGTTGCTCGTAATCTGCGACCACGCCACAGCGTTGACCGTGCGGGCTGCAGCATCACCGAGGCCCAGCGGAACGCGGGTGAGGGCGTCCATGTCGTCATTGACGATCAGCTTGTAACTGAAGTCGATGCCCTCGCTGTAGCATTCGACGGCATAGGATTCTTTGGCGTCTGCAAACGAGACGCGATTCGGCCGATCGACGTCGTTCCAGGCAGGCAGGTTTGGAATGCCGCCGTGCCGCAGTCGGTGAATCGTCTTAAAGTCGGCCACACTCAGCCCCTGACGCATTGGGCCGCGCCACGTTGCCGGAACTTCGGTGTAACCAATCATCATGGACTTATTGATCGCGTCGAGCGTCAAATTGGCAAAGTTGCCCGTGGTGTGGTAAGGGGTTACCGAACGGCCGGACAGACCAGCCTTTTCGGGGCCAAACATTGCCGCCTGAGCGATCTTTTCGCGGGACAGGCCGAACGTCGAAACACCCATGCCACGCACGTACTCGGTTGCCATGTCCATGAGGGTCGCGTGAGTGAACGGGGCAGCCGCTTTGCGTTCGGCGTCGGTCGTGTGCTTTTCAATCTTGCTGTGGTCGCCGTTGGCCGCAAAGCGGACAGCGTTCACGATCATTGCTGCACGAAGGTCACCGCTGAGGCGTTCCTGTCCGGTCTTGCCGATACTGATCGTGCTGCCGAATGGAATTGAGGCGGCGCGTTCGGCCTTCGTCTTCTTCAGGTGTTCGCGGACGGCTGCCACGTCACCAAGGTTACGAACGGCGTCAAACTCGTCAGCCATGTCGGCCAGTTCGCAGAGGCCACGGGCTTCAGCCTCAAACGCCGTGCGGGCCTGATGCTGTGCCTCGAGCGCCTTGCGGGTGCCGTCAGCGATCATGCGAGCGACATCGTCAGCGGTGAGGGCTGGAGCAGCCTGCTGCACAGGAGCCGCACGGGCTGGCTCCGGAGGCGGCTGCTGAAGCGTTGCCAGTTTGTCGGCGTTGTCCACAAGCCACCGCTGGGCCTGCTCATCGGAAAAGTCGGCTGGCATGCCACGCGACACCAGCAAAGCTCGGAGTTCCTGATTCATCTTAAATTCCTCTTGCGAAAACCTGACCGCTGCCAGGTCGAGCCCTCGCAGCTTTGCCTGAGCGTCTGCACCGATGGGAGTCAACGAGACTTCCCGCAGCCGCCACTTCGTCACGACGTTTACCGGGCCAGTAAATTCACGGCCGGAAATTGTTTTGGTCTGCCCTTCGGCGATGTATGTTCGCTTCAGGACGTCATAGCCCACACTCACGTCCGTGATGTGTCCCTCGCGAACGCCTGCCATTGCGTCTTCAGCCTGAGCGGCTTTAGAGAACATCAGCGTCGCGGTGATGTTGCCATCGCCTACAGTGATGTTTCGGGCGCTGCCCAGCTGGTCTTTGATGCTGGATCGGTTGTGCGAGTCGAGAAACGGGATCTGCCGACTCTTCGGAAACTCTGCACCACGGGCCAGCAAAACCTCCGGAACCATCTCGCCGCGAGACCAGTCCGGCATAAGCACCGGGGCCTCAGTGCTAATGACTGCCTCGACAGATCTTTCATCCTCGCGGAATGACTTTGCGCGGACTTCAAGCGAGCGAAAACCGGAATCTGCCATCGGTCTTGCAAGTGCCTGTGATCGCTTAGACATCGGCTGTTTCCTCTTCGTTTTCGTCGGCTGTTTCGCTACCAACGTCTTCCATTTGTTCGATTGTGGCCATCGCCGTGAGTGCCTGCGGATCGACGCCGAGAATGTTGTTTACCACAACTTCTGGAATGCCTCTGGCCGCTGCCACTTCGCGCATTTCAGCGATGTTGTCGATGACAGTTCGCCAATTCACGTTTTGTTTTGCGCACTCCATCTGCAGCGAGCTGAGGCCGCCTTTAATGCGAAGCGAAGCGGCTTTGGCATCGTCTGTTGGATTGATAGAAAGAGCGACCGGGCCTTGCCAGTTGGCAGCCGAAAACCGCCCGGGATTGGCTTGAAACTCCGCCGCCGAAACAATGCCGTCAAAGAATCCAGCCAACACTGCTTCGCGAATGAGCGTCTCGTAGATCGGCTGGCAGAATGAGCTGGCGAACCACTCCTGCACGTCATGCAATTCCGGCCATGCGTCGTTATCTGCTGACCGCTCGCTGCTGAATGAGCTGTTGCGATAGTCGCCCGTAATCGTCGAAGACTTGACGCCGGGCATTGCTCCAGCTGTTTGCCGCTGCAGATGCTGGACGAACCCCTCTGGGTTCATGTTTGGTTGATTTGGCGAATGCAGTTCAAACTTCCCATCCTTGCCCGTGTTGATCAGCATGGCGGGCTGGATCTTGGTGATCGTGTTGCCATCCGCGTCGGTGAGGTCCGAGCCGTCCGCGGATGTGTGAACTGGCGTTGCAGACTGCGAAAGTCCCACGCGAGTTGCTCCGGTGGGCTTGCTGTAACTGCCAACGATACACGCAGCCATTGCCGAGGCTTTGAGGACGTTGTAGTTAAGGTCCGACGTGTCCCGCATGTTGATGAGTGCGGCAGCAAACCACGGCAATCCGCGAAGCTGGTCGATGTCATCCTCAATGAACAAGTGCCCGATCTCTGCGATGCCGAATCGCTTCACGGCGCCCGTCTGATTTGCCGAGGCGTAGGGCGGCTGAACGCGAATGTGATAGGCCACACGCTCGCCAAGTTCGGTCAACTCTACGCCACGGAAAACAGTGTTACCTTCGGTGACTGCTTCGGCCACGAGTTCCGATTCGTCAGCCAGTCGGCAAGTGTCGATCAGTTGCAGGGCAACCGGCACGGGAAGATCATGCGCCTGCTGTTTTTGCTCGCTGATCGGCTGCAGCCGGTAAAGAATGTCGCCGCTGAGAATGACATTGCGCAGGGCCAGCTTCTGCAATCCCGCGAACGTCTGACCCCCCTTGCCCGGCAAACCGCGAAGGTCGAAGCCGGATTGAATCCGCGCCCACAGCTCCTGTGCCTTTTCGCGGAAGGCGATGTTGGCTGTTCCGTCGGCATTCATCGCCAAGGATTCGGGCTGCATTCCGTGGCGCCCGATGGTTTTCGCGACGATTGTGCGTACCACCTTGCGAGCGTTTGGGTTGTCCCGGTAAAGCTGCCAGGAATCCGCACGCAGGCTTTGCGCTCGCGACGTGTCAACGTCGTTTTCTCGCCAGACGATCCGGTTGCGTGCGTTGAGTCGGTGACGATTTGCAGCCGCGTATGGGCCGTTCGGCGTGCCGATCAGTTGGTTGATTTGCTGCAGACTTGCCCGGGCTGCTGCACGCCTGACGCCAGCCTCAGGGCTGAAAAATCCGATCACGCGGTCAAGGATGTTCACAGCGATGGCTCCCCAAGCGAAAGAAGGGTAGCCATGCCGCCGCTGCTGGTACTGCCAGCACTGATCTCGTCTTTGAGTTGCTGGCGCAATTCACGTAGGTCGCGCAGCTGCGCCATCTGCTTCCTGCGTCCGGCGATGGAATAATCCTGCGCCTTCAGGCAGTCTAAGATAGCCTGCTCAGTTGCCTCTAAGATTTCTTGCGGTGATGCCATGCCGCCAATTGTGCGGCAGTGCGCGCCAAATTACATACCAGCTTTACCAGTGGTCACCGCTGACCGTCGAGACTCACCACCCGGTGTTGTATCACGATGGTTTCCAGTTGCACGCGAACGGTCCACGTGTGACCGCACGGCCCAAGCCCTGGCTTTGCCGACTTGCAGCAGCGGTAATATCTGGTCTTGCCCTGCGTGGAATATGCCAGCCCGTAGCCGCCACGGCCTTCCCAGCAAATGGGACAGCGTCGGTGGATCTCAATCTCCTCGCCCTGCGTGGTCGGTGGTAACTCGACAACAGGCCGTTGCTGTTGTGGTTGTGTGGTCGCGGCTGCTGGCCGATGCTTTGATGGCTTATTCAATCCAGGGCCTCCCGTCGCTTCGTGTCTCGCCTGCATTGACTACGGTCCTTTGAGTCTTAATCTCTGATCGTGCTGGAAACCCGCCGTTTTCTTCCGCGTAGCATACCGCCAAGGCCAGCCCGTAGCGAATCGCGTCACGAAAGTCGTTTGGGGCCGATTCGTTTTTCTTCACCCAGAGCAGTTTGGCGTTTCCTCGCGTGTCCACTTTGTCGCCCAGCGTGGCGTTGCAGAGTTGTTCGAGGAATTCCATGTCTCGATCCGCCCCGGCGCAGATGCTCAGGCTTTCGGGATCTACTGGCGTTCGGTCGTCCAAACGGGCTTGCAGGTCAGTCTCCCAGAAGTCTGTGGCCACCGTCAGCAGCGTCTGCCCTGCGTGGTCGCCTTCCTGCACCGAAGACAGCCGGTAAGGCTTGCCGCCGAGGTCATGGTTGGCGCCTTTAATAGCAAGAAAGCCATCGTGACGGTTGGCGAAATCGTATGTAGCCTTGGTATCCCAGCCGGAGTCTGCCGCTGCAGCATGTGGCCGCATGGAGTTGCCACCGTCCTCGTGCTCGTAAGCCCTGCAGATTGTCGCCTGCCAAATTTCATCGAGCGTCTGCGTGAGGCCGTAATCTACAACATGAGACCGCCAGTCCGCGCCATGAGCTATGACAACCCAGAGCCGGTAGCCACCCTCTGCCGCCTGCTGGTCGATGGTCACAGTGAGCAGCCGCCCCCAGACTGGCACGATGCCGCGGGGCAACTGCGTTTTCAGCCGCTCGCCGACTCGCTCCGGCGTTGATTTCGTGCGCCGCGGTTCCCACGTTTCGCCTTTGTCTTCGTTGATCCACTGGCGGAGCTTTGCCGGGTTTTTGCATTTGGAAACGAAGTCTGCCGCAATCGAGCCCCAGCCATGAAATAGGGCATAGAAAACGCTGATCTGGCAGCCGTAATCCTGCCCCCAATTGCGAGGCTCACCACGCAACCACGACATATCATCTGGCGGGAGGTCGCGGGCTTCCATTGCCCGTTCGTGATCTACCTCGCAGCCAGCCGGAACCCACACGCCGCGCATCATCATTTCCGGCCGGTGCATATCGTCGATGCGACCCTCACAGAAGCGGCAGACATAGTGAGCCGTTTTGCGGGCCAGTTCCTTATCGGACTGCCCGGAAGGGAGCTTCTCAAAGAAAATGCCGCCAGGGCTGCTGCCGTCGCCAAATTCGATCGCCTGGAATTTGTAACAGTGCGGGCAGGGGACGTGGTAGCGGTGGTGTGTTGATCCCAGCAGCCCGGTTTCCACGTTCGACTTGCCGCGAACAGACGGCGTTGACTCCATCACGAATTTTCTGTCCGGGTACTCCGCCCCGCGTTTGCGGAAACGCTCCTGCGGGTCACCTTCAGTGCTCGACGATTCCATCACCCATTTGTCAATTTCGTTTCCGTGTGCGACGCGGATCGACTTGTCCGCCAGTCGAGACTTACCCCGAGGCCAGGCACCATGACAGACCGACCGGCGAAGCTGAATTCGCGTCTTCGATTGCCGCTGGCGGATCGGCACTTGATCCCGCAGTCGTGGGCAATTCTCCAGCATCTGCCATAGACGGCCAAACACGCTCTTACAGTTGGTTTCGTCCGGCGTCGCGAACATCGTCTCTTCGGGCCGCTGGTCCATTGACCGCATGAGCATTGCCAGCCCGAAGTTGGTTTTGAACATTCGAGCCGCCCATTGTAGCCAGATTGTTCTGAACTGGATTGAATCGTAAGCCCAGCATGGGCCTTGCGGAGCGGTAACCCACGGCACCATCGATTCGTCGAATGCCCGGCCGGTGATGTCATAGAACGACGTGCGAAGCCAGTCGCCAGCGGATTGAAGAATCCGCGGCCGCATCATTTCGCGGCAGACTTCCACACATAACCTACTCACTTACCAACTCCTCCAGCCCGTCGGTGAATTCCTTTTGAATCACTCTCACTTCCTGCTCAACGCGCTGCTTTGTTGTGGCCTTCATTTCGGCTGGTACGAGCGCCGCGATTCGTTCGCCAATGCCCTGCAGGCGTGCCGACAATCGGGACCACAGCAAAGACATATCACGCTCAATTTCCTCCCGCTCGATCAGCAGACCGCGCTTGTGTGCGTTCTCCATTGTTCGGCGTTCGTTCACCAACCTGATGGCCTCCACCTCTGCCAGTTTCTTCGCGTCGCTGGTGCTGTTGCTTTGCAACTTTGCCAGTCGCCAGGCCACGACTTCCTTCAACGGATAGCCGCCCTCACCGCCCGGCATGGGTGGCGATTCAGTCCGCCATTGCTTGACGGTCTGCAATGCCAGCCCGAAAAAGTCTGCCACCTCCGCCAGTGTTGCCGCGGTCCATTTTGGCTGCCGCGCCCATCGTGCCTCCTGTTCTGCCAGCAGTTGTTCGACCGCTTGCAAATCGTCTGGCGATTCAGCGGAGGCGAGCAATTCGGCCAGACAGCTCGCGTCGCTTTCGCTCAATGTCGGTCTCCTGCAGTGCCGCAACAGGCTGTACGTGCTGATGCAAATGCTGGTGCTGGTGCGCGATTATCACGGGATCCGGGTTGTTCTGCTCGTTCATTGCCACCAACGCGCGAGCGGCCGCGATCTTTTCGCGGTTCGTGCCGTTCTGCAAAATGCCCGCGATGATGAGAGCCGCCTTCTGAAACACGGCGTCCGGGATGCTCCAGCCCTGGCGGATGCCCTGCTCAATTTTTCGGAGGTCGCCGCGGACTCGCTGCGGGTCGGTTAGGATTTCGGTTGTAGCCATAATAGGGCCGAGGGTCTTTCGACCCTCGCCTTTCTGCTTTGAATCAAACAAGCATTGCCGACCGTGGCACTGGGTATTCACGAACAATCTTGCCGTCTAGCTCGATGCCAAGTTCTGTTCGCCAGCCTGCGGACTGCTTGTGAAAAAATGCCGTGCCATTCTCTGAGCACTTGCGGTGCATGACGCGTGCCCAGTCTTTGTTTTCTGCGCGATGCTTTGGGCCGGACTCACCACCGTAAATGATCCAGTCAATGCCCGTGATGTCCAGATCGTCAAGCGGGCCGATTGCTGGCTCGTAACTAATGAACCTGACGACCGCCGGAATATCGCGCAGTTCATCCACACGCCACGCTACGCGCATATCCTCCACTGAGGTGCCAAGCCAGACATGCGGCCAGCCGCCCGAGCCCCAATCAGCCGGAAGGTTATCTACGATACGCTGCGGCCGCTTTGTCAGCAACTGCCAATCGAGCGAAGTGCATTCGCGGATCAGATTCCACAGGCGAGGCCGCGTATCATTTGCGGTCGGGTGATCCTCGAAAACATCACACAGTGAAGCGCAAAAAACCCGGCGACGAACACCGTCGGTCTTGGCGTCTGCGTTCCACTGCCGGACGTTTTGCCACGGGGTTTTTGTGACCTGCCGCTTTGTCGATGCTGCCGGACCCCAGAGACTCAAGCCCATCCGGTTTTTTGTCAGCAGTTCAGCGTAACAGTTTGCGCATCCGGCCGAAACCTTTTCGCAGCCCATCCACGGGTTGAACGTGTGGTCTGTCCACGCGATAATCGTTTCTTGTGACATTGTCAGTTCCTTTCAACTGATGGTGTCGGACGGTCAGCAGTTGCAACCTGCTGGCCGTCTTTTTTTGGTGCCACCCGCAAACCGATATAGCGGGCGTTGCCTGTCGAGACTGCCTCGACAGCCTCAATCATTGTAACAAAGTCGCAACCCCTTGCCAAGCTGTGACTTACGCCAATTTCATCCAGCTTACCCCGGAATGCATCCGGTAATTTTTGCTGCTGAAATGTGCAGCCAAGAGCAGCCAGCGCCGCCCCGTCCGTGGCTCCCTTAAACATTGTGCTGCCAATTGTCAGGAAAATTGTCGTTGGTTGATGAATGTTCGGCAGCACGGCAAACCAGTGTTTCCACGGGCTGCCATAGGTGTCGATGTCGATAATGTTTTGGCTCAGCCCTGGCTGCTGCAAAATTCGCACTGAGTCTATCTGCAATCGGCCTTTCTTCGGCTTCATATCGACGCCCCAATATGAAGTCACCGGGTGCGTTCTTCTGAGCGTGGTCCACATGACGCCGCCAGCTTGGCAGCAATCCAGCACCTTCGCCGAGCCGTTTGCGTGGTACTTGTTCAAAAAGTATTGCCGCAGCCGCAGCTTAACGGCGGGGTTGTGATTGTCTGTTTTCTTAGTCATCGTTCACCGTCGTTTCGACGAACGAACCGTCAACGGCTGCTATTGCTTCGACTTGTGTGTTAATTTCCCCGAAGCGTACTGTCGGAATGCCGACAAGAACCCATGTCATTTTAGGCGCTGGCCGCACGCTCATTGTCTTTAACTGTCCGGCGTCGTCATCCTCAAACCCAAGGGCCTTGAGCAACTCGGTTTCATCGAACCCTAAATTGCCAACGTCGAATTCGTCTTGCACAAGTTTTGCCAACTCCTCAGCCAGAATGCTTTCATCCCAGCCGGAATTGAGGGCAATCCGATTATCCGCGAGAATGTAGGCTCGCCGCTGGGCGTCCGTGAGGTGTGTCAGACGGATGCAAGGGACCGTGTCGAGCTTCAGCCGCTGCGCCGCCAGTACGCGGCCGTGTCCGGCGATGATGCTGTTTTGTCCGTCGATCAGCACAGGCACGTTAAAGCCGAATTCCTGGATGCTTCCGGCGATCTGTCCGACTTGCTGCTCTGAGTGCGTTCTGGCGTTGCGTGCGTATGGGATCAGGTCCACCACTGGGATCAGTTCAATCTGCTGCGCCCCGGGCTTCTGCGGGCCTGCTGACGCCCCCACGTCTGCCCCCTTCCCCTTGCTGTTTTTCATCTCGCCCCCCTGTAGTAGTATCATGCCCAAATTTTTTCTTATGCGCAAAAAAAGTCAGCAGTAAGGGACCCGCGCCGCTCCCCCGGGTGCCGGGGAGGACCCAAAAAAGCCTCAAAAACCCAGTCTTTTTGCCGCTTTTTCGCATCATTGCCCACTTTTTCACTAGGTAAAACATTAGGTTTTTGCATTCTCACTTTTGACAACCATCGCCCCCTAGGGGGGGCCGTCTACGCCCACCCTATACGTACCTTTTAACCCACTGCTTCCGCATAGGCTTCCAGTGCGGTTTTGTTGTCCCCGTGAATCCAGATTAAACCGTCCTTTGGAGCTGCTGGATACGTGTTAGTTTCGCCGCTCTGACTGACCGTAAAGCTGCCCCAGTAGACGCCTGGAGTGTCCACGTCTGCAGCCTGAAAATCGTAACTGACAATCCCGCTGGCTGCTGTCACAACCGTAGCCGCCGCGCTGCTGATCTTCACCGCACCAGTTGCAGCGTCCACCATTGCGAACGTCACAGACAGCCCGGTAAGGTCTTTGGGCACCATGACACCGCTGGTGTTCTTTGCCTGCAGAATTGCCGAATAGGTTGTTGCCGTGTCGCCTACGCGTCGCTCATGTGGAGGGTTTGCCGTGCTCATCGTGTGGTCCCTGTCAACGTGTATCGTTGCCCTGAAGTGCCTGTCATTCGCGTTTCGTCTGCTGATGCCGCCGTGAGCATGGACCGCCCCGAACTGGTGCCGATCAGTCGCTGGCGTCGAGTCTGCTCAGCCACTACCACGACAGCCCCAGAGTTCGCCAGCGCCCAGCCCGCGAATACTCGCCCCTGAAACACCCTGCCTCGCATTATCCATCTGCCAACACTCATCCCTCACCTCACGTTTTCGCGAATGCCGTCGTCCCACGATTACCCACTGAATCCAGCCCTGCAAATGTGACAGTATACGTGCTGCCGCTGATCGTGATCGTGTAAGTCTCGCCAGCCGTCCCTGCGCTGCTGGTAGCACCCGCCAAGATCGACAGCAGATACCGCTGATTGTCGATCGTCCCGAGGCCAGCCTGAATTTCAGCCACCGAATGAACGTGTGACGTTGGGTCGATCAGCACCGTATCGCCAGCCGTCGGAGCAGTCACCAAAGCGTTTTCCAGCGTCACAGTCACAGTGCCATCGCCGTTATTTACAGTCGTCAGAATCGGGCTGTTTTGCTCCTGTGATGCCCCTGAATTCAGCCACAAAACAGATCCAGTCAAAGCTCCAGTCGGGTAGTCAATGCCGCTCAAGCGAAACACGGTCGTCGTTGGTGTTGGGCTCGCGAGGATCGTACCCTCTAAGACGGTGTTGCTCTTCCGCAAAATATCCATCAGTTTGCCGAACGTGCCGGCAGTCGTGTGGTTCGCATATGCGACATCCCACACCTCAGACGACATGGTAACCTGCACAGTCACCGGCACCGCACCACTGCCGACGAAAGTGAACGCCACTAGGTTGCCGTCGGTCTCCGTTTGACTCGGTGCGTAGGTGTGATAGCCGTTGCCTTCGTGCGTTGCTGCGCCGCTGCCCACTGTACCGATAGCCTGTGTGCCTGCGTCTTTCGTCACATAGACTGTAACGGCTCCAGTGAACGCGCTGCCATCGGTCGCCGATACGATTTGAGCACCGATTTTCTGCCCTGCCACGTTTCGTTTCATGGTTGATTGAATCCTAACATGACATTTGACCCGCGTGCCCATGCCGCCTGAAAGCCAGCCTGCGGCAGATAGATTGCCCGCCGTCGTCTGCGTTGATACATGCCGCCGCGGCCGAGTTGGTAGAGTTGCCGCCATTCGTTCGGCGAAAGCGACCGACTCCAGATAACAGCGTCATCAACGTCACCGGCAACATTTCGCAGCGGTGATTCTGCGTACAGCCCGATTGCAAATGGTAACACGTCCGGCACCGGTGCCGAGGTTGTCGCTCCGCTACCGTCGAGCCTGCCGTCAACATACACTTCGGCTCTGCTCCCCGTCCACGCGATTGACAGCATTGACCACGCTGACCGTGATGTCACTGTCGTTGAGCCGCTCGCTTTGACGCCATTCCAAAACGCTTTTACCGTGCCGCCATCAATCCATATCATCGGAGACAGACGATAGGAGAACGGTGAGCCGTCTGAATTCGGGGTCGTGATATTTCGCACCCAACACGACATCGAAAAACTACGCGCAAATGTTACCAGAGGTAGCGATGAAAATTGCACGCTCTTGTTCGCGCCGTCGAATCTTAGTGCATACTGGCCAGACTGCACGACGTAATCTGTGGACGGCACAAGATTCGTCAGCGTGCCCCAGTTCACCCTCCGGCTGTGGTCATGCAGCCGCAACCCGGTCGGACCTAGACACGGCGCCGCAGCGAATGCCACCCCATCCCACAACTCGGGATAGGCGGATTCGTCGTGCGTCCCGAAGTCCTGCCATGACGGCTTAGTCATTGATGATCAGCCTTCGAGGAACGAGATAAACACGACTTAGGTTGTTCGATGCCGTCGCCTGATTTCGCGTTGCCTGTCCGCTGTTATTGTCCACTAACGGCGCGACATATCGAGCCCGTGGGCGGATGATGCTTCCAGCCTGAATCAACAGTGTATTACCGTCGTTTGTGACCGCCAAAACAACTGCTGGTGTTCCGATCTGGCGTAGGTTTGCATCGCTTGTCCCGAGCGTGTACGCACCATTGCTGCCCGTCATTTTTGCGGGCCAGTTGGTGTTATCGTGCGAGAAACCGAAGTAAAGCTCGTAAGTGTTCCCAGCGGTTGGCGCGGTCCCTGTTTCAATTGCGAGGATCGCTGTGTATTCGTCTTCCCAGTTTGCCCCGAGGTCAACAGACGCGCCCTGCTGCGCAGAACCACCGGCGAGGTTGTTCAGTGAGCAAACAGCAGTCACGCCAGAGGCTCCGGATTCACCCCAGACAATCGCAGTCCCTTGCGTCAACTGAATGTAATCAGGTGGTGCCATTGCTTGCTACTCCTGCCTGACGGGCTGCCCCGACATCGTGAAATGTAATCACCTGCGGAGTGTTCGCCGCGTCGCTTATCTGTGCGATCTGCTCTGCCGTCGCGAGGCTGTACGAAACCAGCACACCGGCCATCTGCTGCACTGCTGCGTTGTCCGGATTGAGTGGTCGCCCAGCTTCAATCCAGTCGATGAACGACACCGCCGCGCCTCGTGGCGGATTGCTCAGTTGCGTATTGAGAGCAGCGATTTTCAACATGCCCCACATGCCATTCAGGCTGGCGATTTCCTGCACTCGATCTGCAGGCACCGGCTGCCTCACTGGTGCAGCAATT